AATTTTTGTTTAGTTTTTTTATTTTAAATATCCATTAATTCTTCATATTCTCTTCTTGCTTCTTCAACTGTTTTATTACAAGTTAGATTTATAATAAAACTGTAAGTAATTGAAGAAATTAAAATACCAGCAAGTATATACCAAAATAGTTTACCTATAATATGTTTAAGTGTTACTAATTTATAGATTTCTAAAATAGGCTTATCAATAGCAGCAGAGCCTATACTCTCTATTTGTTTTATTGTATTAGATAAAAGTCCTCCTTTTTGTAATTCATTTATAAATTCTTTAAATTTGTCTGGATCTTCATCAAATTGATTTATAAATTTAGATTTATTACTTTTAATATTAGCAATAGCTTTAACTAAATCTGACTCTTCTTTACCAGTTGTCGTTGATGTTTTTAATAATTCTTTTAATTTTGATTCTACACCTAATAATGTTACCACAAGATAACCAATTGTATTTGAGAATGGTGTTACCCATCCTGGAAATGTTTCAAGTAAAAAATATAATAAAACAAAAATAAGCAACCAAGGCAATAAAGTTATAAATAAAATATTTAACCAGTCTATTTCTCGAGACCCACACATTGCTTTAGAAATATTAGTATTTATAAAATATGTACCAACAATTAATACTAAAATATAAACAATATTAACAGTCATATTGTTAGAAACTGAATTAATTGCTTCTAGTGTTGTAGTGTTTTTTTCAGATGAAAATAATTGAATTGCAGTATAAACTAGATAAATAATAGAAATAACTAAAAAATATACTAATACACCACTTGGATTAGGTAAATCTTCTTCAGCCATAGTAATTATATTTATATGTATAAATTATTTTAAAAAAAAATGTGTATAATATTAATATTACAATTTAAAATATGAATATTGATTTAGAGAAATATACGTTTAATAAGGCAAAATCAGAAAATTTAGAAAATAAACCACGATTAGTAGATAATAGTACTAAATATTTTTTTAATGGGATATTAAAAGAGTGTAATAAATTTAAACAAAAAAATTTCAATCTTTATTATAATTTATCGCTTTTTATTTTATTTATTGTTATTGTGGGATGTATTTTATTTTTTAGATATAAAGGTAATTTAACAAAAAAACAATTATCTGCTAAACAAACTAAGGATAATAATTATATTATGTCTAAATTAATTTATTATAATAGACAAAATATAGACAATCAACAAAGAATAAATAATAATTTAATAACAAATTTACCAGATTATGGTAATCATCCAGAGGCGAATTTACTACATAAAAAAGTTTATTTCAATTAATTAAGATATAAAATTAAGATATTATATTTTTTAATTATAAGTATAAAAATGTTTTCAAGAAATCAATTAGATGAAGAAGAAAAAAAAAGTTATTATGAAAAACTTTATAAATATTATAATTTAAAAAAAAAATATGATGATCATAAACGTAGCATGATAAATAAAATTATAAATACAGAACAAGATATTTATTTAAAAAAACAATTATATTCTAAATTACAATTTAAATGTGTTAATTGTGGTAAAGTTGGAGGAACCATTTTTAATGAATTTAATCAGCAATTAAGAGCGGTTTGTGGTAATTCAACAAATCCATGTGATTTAAATATATCAATTGAAAAAAAACAAGTTGATTTAGTACCTAAATTGGTAGAAACAAGTTTGACAAATATTAATAATAAAAAGAGAGAAATGATAAAAATGAAATTAGATTTTTTATTTAATTATATTTCAGAAGAAGAGGCAGTCAGTAATTTTGATATTATTAAAGAAGAGTTAAATAATTTGCAAGAAACTTATTTAGATTTATATAAAATTTTGAAAGATAAAACAGATAATTTAGAAATTAATAAATTAATAGATGAAAAAATATTAGAAAATGAAAAATTAAAATTAGAATATCGAGAGATAATTGATTTATATAAATCAACTAAAGAAATAATTTATATAAAAGAAGCTGTTGATTTATATCACTCTAAAATAAGAGTTTTAGATAAGGCGATATTAGATTTAAATTATAATATTAAATTTGTTGATGTTAATGAAGATGGAAAAAAATTGGTTGAAAAAAGATATGATATAGATGATATAGAATTGTTTGTAAATTAGGAATTATTTGATATATTTATAAATTATAATCAATAATTATTATATATGGCAAAAAAATTAAATTTTTCTATTTCATCTTTATTTAGTGCAATAAATATAACAGTTTTCTTAGCAGCATTTCTTTTAGGATTAGTTTTTATTTATTTTTTTGATGATAAAAAAACAATAACTGTTTATCCAACTCCTCATAATTTAGATACAATTGAATTTAAAGATAAAGCAGATAATTGTTACTCATATGATATTGTTGAAACAAAATGCCCAGATGAAAAAAATTTAATTGAAACTTTACCAATTGTATAATAGCTTATTAAATTTATTATTTATTATTTATTAATATTAATATATAATAATAAATGATAAGTAATGTTATAAATAATATTTTACATACAACTTTAGGAAGATTAATTTTATCAGTAATATTAGGCTTAGGATTAGCTACTTTTTTTAGACAAGTATGTCATAATAAAGATTGTCTTCGTTTTATTGGACCAGAACATAATAGTTTAAGAGATAAAATTTTTTCTTTTGATGAAGAAAATAGTAAATGTTATTTATTTAAAGAAAAATTAGTTAAATGTGGAGAAAAAGCAAAAACTATAGAATTTGCGTAAATAATAATATTAATATTTAATTTAGTATTTATATTAATATTATTATGGAAACTCAAACAACATCTTTATCTCAATTACCAAATTATCAAACAAATACAAATAATCAATTTGTACAACAACAACAACCACCACAACAACAAAATAATATAATTTTAAAAACAAATGAAATTATAAATGAATCCACAAATCAATTACCTAATCCACAACCACAATTACAACAACCAATACAACAACAACAAGTAAATTCAATACAAAATGATAATCCTAATTATAATGAATTGGTAAATCAATTACAGCAAGCAAGTAGGAGTGGTGCAACTGAATTACCAAGTAGAGATATACCCATGGATCAACAACAAGTAAAGAATGATGTAGAAGTGAAACCAAATTATATACCAGAACCTAAATATCAAGAAGATTATATAAAAAATCAAGAAACACCTGAAAATTTAATTAATCAAAATAATCAAGAAATTTTAAATAATGATAGATTAAATTATTTAATAAATGAAATACAAATTCCATTAATTATTAGTTTATTATATTTTTTATTTCAATTACCAGTTATTAGAAAATATAGTCAAAAATTTGTTCCTATGTTATACAAAACAGATGGAAATTTAAATTTATATGGACATCTAGCTAATAGTGTTTTATTTGGAAGTGTTTTTTATATAATATTTAAAGCTATAACAAGTTATATTTAAAATTATATTTAAAATTATATTTTATTAATTGAAATATTAGCTTCAATAGCTAATTTTTCAACTAATTTATCATTATTATAATCATTAATATAATTAATTTGACAAATTCCACATGAAACCATTAACTTCATACAATTAAAACATGGATAATGTGTTATATAAGCAACACAATTATTACATGACACACCTCTTTTTGCACAATCAGTAATTGTATTTTGTTCTGCGTGTATAGTTGCAATATTATGATTATCTTTAATAATTGGTTCATGTTGTAATCCTGCAATATACCCATTATAACCTTGGGCTATTATACGATTATCTTTTACAAATAAACATCCTACATTTAATCTAGGACATGAAGATCTTGTAGATGTTAATGAAACCAATTCTTTAAAATATTCATCCCATGAAGGTCTTGAATTTGTCATAATTATTTATTATTTATTATTTATTATTTATTATTATATTATTTATTATTAAATAAAATAATATATAATATAATTAATTAAATATGAATATTAATATTAATGAACAGCCAGGACGATTATTAGTTATTTTTTTAATAGGACCATATTTAATATATTCGGGATATATTTATAAAAACATTTTTCTTAAATTAATAGGTATAATATTTATAATTTATGAAATTTTTTGGGTTTTATTATATAAACCTAAATTTATAAATTTAAATACAAAAAAAATATTTAAGGAGTAGGAATAAATTCCCAACCTAATTCATCACATATTTTTTTCCAAATTTGATCTTGTTCAATTCTTTTTTCTCTATCTTTTAACATAGGAAAATACGGTAAAAACTTTTTTTCATTTAATAATTCACATAATTTATAAAGAGTAAAGTAATAATTTAAAAAATTAACACGTTCTTTGGGACAATATTTTGAATATGGTTTTTGTATTTCAATAAATAAATTGCATAATGTTTCTTCTAATTCAGAACTCATTACAGGTGGTTTAATTCCTAATTTATCTTTGATAAAAGGAATATGTTCATAATATTTATTGTAACCAAGATTTTTTAAAATTTCTTTAGTTTTTTTATTTGTTAGGTCTTTTACTTCAATTCTTTCTTTTTTGATTTGATGTTTAATATTATCTAATACATATTCTGGAATATGGGTACTTTCTTTGGCTTGAAACTGTGCTAATATTTCTCTCAAATGATTAATTCTTTTATAAGCATAAAAACATAATTCTTTAGGAGGTTCTTTGTATGAAGGTTTGTCATTTTCTATTAGATATTTACTAGAAATAGAACATTTATTACATATACATAGTCCTTCGCTTTCAACATAAATTATTTCACCTATTTTACAATTTTTACATTTATCATTTTGATAAATATATTTTGAAAAATTAATATAATTATTATCAATATTATGAAAATACCGGTCTATAATATCTTTGTTATCAAATGAATTAAAATAATCAAAAGTATATTCATCAAAATCTTCTCGATATTCTAAATCATTATCATTATTATTATCATTATCGTTATCGTTATCATTACCATTATCATTATCTGGATTATTATCATTTTTATTATCCGGATTATTATTCTCATCATGATCACTTATATTAGTTTTGTTTGGAATATTAAATAATGAATTTATAATATTTTTTTTGCTGTTATTTTCATTTAGACTATTAATATTTTGTTCTATATTATTTTCTTCAATATCTTGATTATTAATATTTTTTTTTTTTTTAAAATAACAGAATAAATATTTAGAATTTTCTAAAAAATATTCATTTTTATCTTTTTCTAATGATATTATTTTATTTTGTAAAATTTT